GTAAAGTATGGTATTTTATTCTGTTCTGGCGGGAAGTACAGTGATATTATGAACCTGATATTTAATCAAGATATGGACACTTGTAATTGCGTAATGTTTGACATTCCTCGTGCTAATCAGGGCAATATATCATATAGTTCGCTTGAAAGCATCAAAAATGGTATGGTGTGCAACACTAAATACGAGACTGGTGTCAAAGTATTTAATTCACCACACATATTTTGTTTCGCAAACTTTCCTCCATCGGACGAAAGTATGCTCTCTCCCGATAGATGGATCATAAAAAATATCAGTGAGTTATATTCTATGTGAGATGTCTTTATATTGTTTTTTTCCTAAATATTATAAGTTTAATATTAACATCGATCGGTGTTAATATTAAATTAATGGCAGCCACCACCCCTAGCAGGGGTGAAGGGGATGGATGTCTTTATCAATTAAACAAAACAAATTTATGTGGTGTTTTAACTTCACATATTTTTCCAGTTTGCTTTGACAATACAATTGCCTGTAATTTTATCAGTGGAAGTTGTAGTTTCAACAGTGCCACTGACATAACTGTAAATTAGAAGTGCGAAAGGATTGAAATTCATCGCCGTCTCTGTATCGTCGTCTTCGTATTGCACAACTTTGTTTTTACATTTTAAATTGAAGTTAATAAATTTTACGGGGTATGGAACATGTGCGTTAGTGGTGTCCTCAACATGTCCTCTGTTTAAGACAAATTTCTTGTCTAAATGTGTGGTAAATAACGCTGTATTTACGGGGTAATGTAATGAAAAATTATCCCCTTTGTAGCGGGTGCTTTCTGCGCCATTGCGTAAGTAATTATATTGAAGGTTTAAACCTTGCGTCCATTGGGTTAGTAATCTATCCCAGTTTTTAACCGTTTTACACGATAGGACTAATAATCTACATTGGATCGCTGAATGTGCCGATGACTGCGATACTGTTTCTGGTAATGTGAATAAGAATTTACAATTAATATTTTTCAATTTAATTTTGCTGCCATCTCTTTGGTCTCGCTTTTGCCCTTGTTCTATTTTGGGCATAAGTCTCATCAAGTCAGTTGTCGTACCCCCCGTGTCAGAATTGACTATCGGGAAGGCTTTAAAGTCGTGATTTGAATAATCTCCGCCTGTGCCTATGTTGTTGGGTTCGCACAAAAGTTTTTCTCGTATCTGGTTGGCGCTATCAACTTGCCCTTTTACATATTTCTTAACTTGTTTTGGCACCTTCTTTGCTGGTGCTTTACGCTTGCTTGCAGTGCGGGTGCGGTTGCTGGCTGTTTTGGTGAGAGCCATCGTTTATAATATATATTTAGAAAAAAAAATGACTTAAAGATAAATAATATGTGGAATATATAAAAATGAGTTCCACTGGTTCCGTTGGTTCCAACGATTTGTCGGAAGGGGGTAATACTATAACCCCTTCCTCTGTTCGAATATCACCTGCTATTAGGTGGTGTTTCACTCTTAACAATTGGACACAAGAAGAATATGGTTCCATTGTTGAAGTTTTTTGCCATAAATGTAAAAAATATATAATTGGGAGCGAACACGAATGTGAAGGAACTCCACATTTGCAGGGTTATTGCGAATTTAAGACCAAAGTGCGTGCGCTGTCTCTTGGTCTTTCTAAAAGAATACATTGGGAAAAATCAAAAGGCTCTCTTGAAGACAACATAAAATATTGTTCCAAAGAGAAAGTTTTAATATCTGCTGGTCTGCCCAAACCTATTAAGGTTATAACAGAATTATATCGCTGGCAAAAATATTTAGAGCATATTGCACTTGAAGAACCAGACGATAGAAGTATCTACTGGATATGGGATAGCGAAGGCAATTCTGGAAAATCAGCATTTATTAAATATATGATTGTAAAGTATGGTATTTTATTCTGTTCTGGCGGGAAGTACAGTGATATTATGAACCTGATATTTAATCAAGATATGGACACTTGTAATTGCGTAATGTTTGACATTCCTCGTGCTAATCAGGGCAATA